AGTATCAAGCCCAGTAATCTGGGCACTTGTGTGAGTATGACTAGATGGGGCCTTTCCTGCCAATGCAGTATCAAGCCCAGTAATCTGTGCCGTAGTGTGCGTATGCGAGAGATTAGCCTTCTTAGCTAACTCAGAAGTAAGAGTGCTACCAAGAACATACACGGAGAGATCAGGAGTACCCGTAACCTCAGTGTACGAAATACTGTTCTTACTAGCCAACGTACCAAGCGTAGGCTTGTTCTTAATGAAAGCCTTAGACTTGACATCAGTCTCAGCCCAGTCGGAATTAATTTGCCCACCAGCCGCACTCTCAGCATAACCCTTAGCGAGATCAGCTTGTCTCTTAGCTTCAGTTTCAGAAGCCTTAGCGTTAGTCGCAGAGGTACCTGCCGCAGTCTTAGAGAGAGCTGCATTGTCCTCAGAGAGCTTAGCCGCCTTGGCACTGTTACTCGCATTAGTAGCCTGAGTCGTAGCAGTACCTGCAGAAGCACTAGCATTCTTAGCACTGGCACCAGCCGCAGTAGCAGACTGGGAAGCACTAGTAGCACTATCTTCAGCCTCAGAAGCCTTAGTAGTAGCTAGAGTAGCCTGTTGAGTTGCTAGACCAACCTGCTCCTTAGCCTTAGCAACCTCTTGGACAGCCAAGGCAACCTGAGCCTTCGCTAGGTTAACCTGTTTAGTACCCTCAGCAGTAACCGCAGATACCTGTTGGTTACCTGTAGTCGTAACTCTAGTAACCTGCTTAGTGCCTTCATTGGTGACAAGTCCAACCTGCTTTCCCCCTTCACTAGTGATTTTACTAATTTCAGTGGTTGCAGTATCAGTAATTGATTTTATCTGCTTGGCGCCTTCAGTCTTGACTTCTGCAAGAGTAGCATTACTTGCATCAGCATTGTCCTTAGCCTTATTAGCATAATACTTAGCAGAGTATTCAGATCCATCAACAGTACCAGTAGTCTTGGTAGCCCAATCCTTAGCCAAGGAAGCACTATCAGAGGCACTCACCTCAGACGCCATAGCGTTGGCTTCAGACTCCTTAGCGTTCCTCTCAGACACCTTAGCTTCATCAGCCTTCTGAGTAGCAATTACAGCATTCTCATAGGCATTGCTCTCAGAGGTCTCAACATTAGTTTGAATCTGTCGAGCCTCTTCGAGGATTGCTTGGTTCTCTGTCATGACGACATCAGCATGCTTAGCCGCAGATACTGCAGTACCCGCAGAAGCCTTAGCGATGACTTCAGACTCCTTAGCATTAACTTCAGAAGCCTTAGAGTTCGTCTCAGAGACCTTAGCGGCATCCCTAGCGGCCTCAGCATCTAGCTTAGCCTGATAGGCACCCTTAGCATCCTCTTTGTAGAACTTAAGGGTGATTGCGTCGTTGTCATCAATAGGATCCCCAACGTTGACAATACGCTTACCCTTAGCATCCCAATTGCCTTCCTTGTCTACAATGAGTGCATCATTGATGATGTCTCTACCTTCTTCAGCAATATGAATAGTCTGAATAGTAGATACATCAAGGTCTTTAGCCTTGAGTACCGAAGCGTCCTTAAAGGACACAATACGGTCAGTAGCAGACGTATATCTGCGAATAATGATTTCAGTACCACTAGCGGGAGCTGTATTGAATCTAATGGTAGTCTTATCTACAAAGAAGTAGTCTTTAGTGGTGTCACCGTAGTCACCCCCAAGTTTCTCTCGGGAGTCTACGGTGACTTTCACAAACTTCTTTGCTAGATAATCAAAGGGCACATTGAAGTCTGTAGTAGACCCATTGCCCTGATAGTTAGCAATAGTAGAAGCCATTTAGTTAATTATCTTCTTGATCTGTAATGTAGTTAACCAAAGATTGCTGAATAAAGGGTGCATTCGGAGTTACAGCTTTCAAACTTCTGCCGAAAGACTTTGCATATCTCTCTCTATCACCTTCTGTATAGTCATCTTCATTTAGGACTCCTGCATTAAACAGGTTTCTAGTGTCCGCCTGAAGATTATAGAGACCTGTAATAGTTTGAGCCGCAGGAATGTTTGCAAGCAAGCTATTGAAATTCAAGTGCTCAGCCTCTTCATCTAGGATATAGCCTTGATCTGCAGTGGACTTAATGCCAGTATTAAACCCTGCAAGAGAAGCAAGCATAGCAGGCATGGCTAGAATACTAGACCTACTCATACCGTTAATGCCAACATTCAGGATAGTAGTCCAATCTGAATCACTTAAATCAGAGACACCGAACACTCGTTCATAATACTTCTCCCTCTGTTCATCATTCATACCCGAAGCAGTAGCAAAGGTCTGACCAAGAGTAGACAAAGTACCAAGGGCACCCGAAACAAGCCAAGTCATAGCTTGACCTGCGGCATCCCCCTCTTCAAACCTAAGGGCACTCTTAGCCAATCTCTTGTTATAAGATCTAATAGCAAAGCTCTTAAACTGAGTAAGCAAGCCAAGAATTGGGGAATTCTTAGAACCTCTCCACATATAGGCATCAGTTAGACTCTGCCTCTGGATAACCTCAGAGGCAACATAGTCTCCTAGTCTACGCATGATGGTCATGCTCTTTACATCGTTTGCAATAATCGAGTCATACACATCAGGCTTTACTATGATCCTACCAAATTTGTCGACCTCAGTAGCCTCCTTAAAAGCCTTAGTGAAATCAGCAAAATCCTTAGTATTGATATTGAGCCTATTAAGGGTCTTACCATCTAGGAAGGCAACCTTCCCTTTCATACCATGAGCATGTCTAGCAAATTGTCCAATAAAGATATCCTGAGCTGTAGACACAATGGTATCTTGGGACTTATTGAGATACTTAGTAAAAGGGGAATTAGTAGCGAGCCATTGAGTGCCCGCAACCAATCTAGCCTTATACTTATCTCCTCCAAACCTATCTAGGTTTCTATCGTAGATCTCAGTCCAAGCTCCTCTTACTCTAACCTCCTTACCGAAGGCCATATCTCGGAACTCATCCCTTTCCTGCTTAGTCATGCCACCCTTAGACCAATCCTTGATCTTGTCAGGCATACCCGGAATGGACTTAAAGAAGAACGAAGCACCAAACTCTTTAATACCCTCAGCGATCTCAAAGTGGTTAAGGGCACCCATAAAGGCATTATGAGTAAATAATGTAAAGTGCCTAAGAGCGTCAGCAACTGCACTACCCCAAGAAGAAGCATCTTCATTGTCCATACCTGATCTACCATAGTAGTCCGAAAGGTAAGCCCTAAAGGCCTTGGCTTGAAGATCTCGATCGTTAACAGAAGTCTCCTTAAGGTACTCCCCTAGTTGCTTATCCATGATGTCTGAGAACTCCTTGAAGCTCTTAACACCAAAGGCGTCATTGAGGCCCATGTCACCAGATATACGCATATTGTATCCGTTCATGGTTTCTACAATGTTTGTCTGAAGCCTACTAATAGAGAACCCATCATTATCCTTAATAGTGAATTTCCAAGGGGTTCGTTCGTGTTGGTAGTTGTGGGGCATGCCTTCACCCTTAGGGTCATTCATAAGACCCTTTTTGATGGCCTCTGATTGATCCACATAGCCCAAGGAATCGTCCCAAGCCTTCTTTTTAACCCAAGCAGTAAAATCCTCCTGATCGGTGGACACCTTAACCTTAGTGTCCTTGGCAGGAGTATCCTTAGCCTTAGCCGCCAGTTCTTCTTCATATCTAGCCCTAAGGAGCTTAGTGTACTCAGGATCCTCAAGAGTTCTAAGGAGTAGCTTGTAGACACGTGCCCGTGCTTTATTTACTTTCTCCCCATAGGAGCCTGTAAATGTATTAAGGAAGTCCGACACCTTGTTCTTGCTAAGCCAGTGACTTTCGAACTTGTCATTAGACACAGCGGATCTAGCAAGGGGCTTACCATATTCGATGTCACCAGTTGCCTTAAGTTTCCTCATAGCATCCGTCTCACCAATCATACCCCTAGATTGAGCCATATCACCCCACTTACCGTAGAATGCACCCATTCGTTCAACGATCTCTTCAAACAGTTCATTACCGTCAAGATCGGTTGTATAACCGTCTCTTCGTCTACGAATCATTTCATCAAGATCATCACGATCCATTCTGGTCGAATCAAGGAGTTTTAGGATGTCGTCTGCTACGATGTCTACATCTCGCTCACCGTTCTTTCTATAGAAGTCTCTAGCTTCCTCAGCTGTACGAGTAGTCTCAGCATTATTGAACTGTTTGAAAGTAGTCCTATCGCCTCTCTCAGTCTTACCTAGAGAGTCCCAAATATTTCTTACAGCTTTGCCAGCACTACCATCAGTTTTTACTTTATCAATGGTACCTTGAACGGTAATTGTAGGGAGTTTCCCCTCAAGGTTCTTAAGAGCACTATTGAATACCTTAGATGCTTTAGTTTCTTTAAAGACGTCATTAACACCCGAGGAGATCTTTTCTGCATACATTCGTGCACGCCTAGACGCATCCCCTAGCTTAGTAGCATCGTCCTTAAACTTAGTTGCTCTAGCGATGCCCTCAATGGATGCACCAAAGGCCATACCTGTGGCCATATCCATAAGAGCATCATTATCATCACCAGAGGAATAGTTATTAAGCTGTCCAGATGCAACACCCATTACGGCGCCGTATCCAATCCTACCAATAGCGCTACTAGAGCCAAAAACAGGCAGTGCGGTAAGAGGATCACCAAACATAGCACCAGTCCCAGATACAAGATTGTTCCAAAGACCTGCTTGTCCCTGAGCATCTCTATACTCCTGTACGCTTTTAATTACTTCAAGGTTACTCTTAAAGTCCTCACTGGAGGAGGCTCCCTTGAGGACTGCTCTATATCTATCTAGATTATAACCTAGTTGCTTAAGAGCATCCCAACGCTCTTCATCTGTTGGGACATAAGTATTTTGAGCAAGACCTTCCTCATACCCGTAAGCCTTTCTGATCTCTACAGCGCCCCACTCATTAGTAAGGCCACCTACAAAACCAACTTCAGGCTTTGGCTTCTTATGTGCTTCTTCGTATTCCTTTTCTTCAGAACCTGTGAGACCTCTAGCGACGACAAACTTATCTGTAAAATAAAGACCGGGGTTAACGGTTTTCCACCCAAGATCTTCTGGAGAAGCATCGGGAAAGATAGGCATTAGTCCTCCTTATTAAGGTATTCTGTATAACCCTTGACGTTATGGACAGTCTTTCTGACTAGCTTATCAACAACACCAAGAGGCTCAACCTTAGTTCTAGATTGTTCATCAATATACTTCATAAAGCCCTCATGAATACTCTTTCTATCCCATCTAGCCAGTAGAGACCTAGTGTCTGCGTCAACAACTTCAAAAGAATCCGTCATAGGATTGTACCCTTTAATGACACCTTCTTTTGCGTCCTTCTTAAGGGTTTTGATTTTATTGGTTACTTCTTCCTCAAACCAATCCCTAGTAGCCTCAGGTCTGACACCTTTAATCATGAAGAGCTTTGCAGGGATCCTAGAGTCGTCAATAGAAATAGTTTCTTTGTCAAGATCCTCTCTGGATCTATCCATAGCGTCCTTTCTAGACATGCCAACATTCATGTAAGCATAAGTCCTGTTAACCATGTAGCTTTGGGAGTACAAATCTCCCTTAGCATCCTTGGCTAGATTGTCGTAGATCCTCTGTTGCTCCTGTCGACCTTCCCTAGTTTCGCCTAGCTTCTTCTGTTGCTTGAGGGCACTCACACATTGGTTATAGGTCATCCCAAGTTGGTTTGCGTTCATCATTGCAAGGAGAACGTCCATATCATAGGAGCCCATACCACCAAAAGCTGTAGCAAACTGCTTAGGGTTAGACACATAAAAGCTATACATCTTATCAAGATAAGCAGGCTTTTCAATACTAGCGGCATTAGAGTTCTCAAGGGATAGAATGTCAGCCTTAATAGCCCTAACAACATTGTTACCTACCTTACTAAGGTAACTAGAGGCAGGGTTATAGCCACCAGTTGGATTACAGGCCATCTCTAGGATGTCATTTTCATTGATTCTCCCATCCTGAACAGCAAACATGAACTCTCTATCAATATGTTCTTTAGTAGTTCCTACGACATTCTCAGGATTAGTCGGGAGACCCCTAAGCATGGACTCAATATAGTAATTCGCGTTGAGTGATCTACCTTCTTCCTTAAGAGCATCAATTGAGTTAGCCGTGTTCTTAGCAATCAAGGCTCTCTGTTGATCCCTAGCGCTTTGTAGTGATCTAGTGAGGTACTCTACTTCAGCACTTACAACACCGCCTGCCCTGTCCTGTGCAAGAGCAAGCTCCTGCTCGATAGAACCTGTATCGCCATTAGCTACCCAATTGTCAACCTTAAGAGCCTGATAAGTCCAAGCTTCAGCATCAGCCTTCCATGCGGCATTACTAGCGGTCTTGAGAGCTTTGTCCCAAGCAACAGCGCCTACCATATCCCTTACAGAGCTCTTACCGTCAAGAAAGTAAGGCTTCCAGTTCTCCAACTGCTGTAGGATATAGACACCATCTTCTCTACCTGCAATGTCCTCAAGAAGTCCAGAGACCATAGTTGCTTTATCTGCAGGGGAATAGTGGGCAAGCTTGGGGTTCTTTTCACCATCAAAGACATCGAGGATAGTGCCTACAACGTAGTTTGCATTCTTAGAGAGGTCATTAACAGCACCCCTAACATCCGCCAAATCAACAAGCTTAGCCTGTTCCACAGACCACTTGTTGTTAGACTGGATGTTCTGCAACAGAATCTTCTGTCTACTTTCAGGACTATCCGCATAGAAACCCTTAGAGAACCAAGAGTCTTCATTAATGTCATACCCAAAGGAGTCTCTAACATCCTCCATGGCCTTACGGACATGCTTGAAATACTCCGCGTCGACTTCTTCAGGGGACTTTCCGTTAAACTCGTTTCTGTTTACTCTATCTTGGAAATCCTGTTCTGCAAGACTAAAAGCCAACTTACCATGTTGGTACTTAAGTCTAGACATAGAGACAGGGTCATACTGGAAGGGAATGTTGTTGTTCTTAACATCCTCTTGGTACTCCTCAAGGGAGTGAGTACGGAGATACTCATCAGCTTGCTTAAAAGCCTTTTCCTTATAGGCGTCTGCTACAGTACCTAGCTTTTTAAAACCTTCAGCAACAGTAGACAACCAATCAACTTCTTCCTGAGGGGGCTTAAGGCGATCCTTAATGTTAACCTGAACACCCTTAGCCTCCCCTAGCTTAGCCATGCCCTGACTAAAATAGCTCCAATTGTAGAACTCTTGCTTAGCAGAGGAAGCCCCTGCACTATTCTTATAAGCCATTAGTAAAAGTAACCTCCTCGTTCTCTAGGTAGTACATTAGAATTATAATAATTAGACCACTGTTGAATGAAGTCAACATAGGGCTTATACTGTTGGTAATTAGCCATTACGTTACCAAGGATGTTACCACCAGTATTGGTGGCAATAGAGGCACTAGAGGTTGCACCGCTCATGCCAGTAGATGCAACTGCGCCTGCACCACCAAGGGCCGCCAACGATCCAGTAGAGGCCCCAGTGGAAGCCATGGTAGACGCCCCCAGTGTCGGCACAGTGCTTGCCGAAATGCCATAAGAGGCTAGGAAACTTTCAGCAGTAACAGCTCCCGCACCGCCTGCGGCCCCTGCTCCACCACCAAGGGCTCCTGTAGCAGTAGAGGACATAGCCCCACCAAGAGCACCACCAACGGCACTGCCAATGCCCGCAGTAGCGGCACCCAAAGCGGCACCTGTAGTAACACCCTGGAAGAGCTGTGCATACAGTTTAGAGCCCTTAATAAAGCTATTAGATAGGTTATCCCTAGCTTGCTCTACAGCGTTCTTAGTCTCAATGTAGAGAGCCTCCTTTTGAGACCTAACGTTCCACACATCAACCTCATAGGCTTCCTTTAGAGCAGTCTGCTGTCTAAGATTCGTACCTCTAATAACCTGCCCAAGTTTATCTTGAGTCCTCCCTTCCACACCCGATTCAGCCTGAGACGCCTCAACTTGTGATTGATTTTGGAAAGCGTTCACCGACATGTTGAAAAGGTTGCCTACAGCAGAGTCATAAAGGGATCGCTCTTGTCTATTCAGAGCGGCTTGATTGTAGTTGTAATTAAGTTGCATGTAATACATCTGCTTCTTAAAAGCCTTAATCTGATTACGATTAGTCTTTGAAGCACCGTATAGAGAACTACCACCACCAACTACTGCACCAACAGCGGCACCAACACCGATTACGACACCACTCATTCTTTAATCAATTCCTTTCTATTAGTTGTTAATAGCATCCACTCTGGAGTAAACTCTTTCTCACATTCCCTTAGGTCAACCTTATCAGTCCTAAAGCACATCGTAATGTGCGTGTCTTCAAGTGCCCTAAAGGCTTGCCTACGACCACTCTCAGCCTGAATGACGTTGTAACCCTTAAGCCTCCCTACAGTATTCCCTAGTGTAACATAGCAATCCCCACTAACAATTACAGTAGTAGGGATCTGGATGAAAGCTCCAATAATAGCTACATCCTTAGGGATAAAACAGGTTCTGTAATACACCCCTTCATAAACAAAGTGTTCAATGGGGATTTCAACTTCATTACAGACACAACTCTCCATAGCATGAATTGCGATGTCACAAAGCATGTTATTCTGCTCAGGAGTTAAGGGTTTCAACTTCATACGCTACTATTCCTTCTAATGTAAAGACCTCCCCAACCGCCTGAAATCAGGTTAATAGGTTGGACATTGTCGGAGCAGACAGTAATGACTACTTCATCATTATTGTCTTGAATTGGGAACTTAAACTTACCCGTGTAAACCTTGTTTGCCCCCAAGATAGTCGGAGATTCACCAAGGTTCCTACCAGTAAACCTATACTTAAAGTGCTTTTCCTTAAGGTCGTTATCAACCTTGCATTCAAATACACCAGAGTTACTATAGTTAAACCAGAAGTACCTAAGCTGTAGCCTACCTTCAATCTCGGAGATAACACCCCCAGTATCCGTATTCCTCTTAATGGCCTGCTTAGAGAGAGTCACGCAGAATTTGTAGGTAAGGCCCACAAACACCTCAACACCCCTCATGTCCCCTTGGAGTCTAAAGACACCATTGGAATCCCAGTCAGTAACCTCAGTAACGTAACCGTCTTTAGTGACAATGAAATACTTATGATCCTTAGTAGACGGGATAGCACCGTAGATGTCATTAAGAGACACCTCAGTGTAATCCTCATAGTCACTGTACTTGTTTGACTGAGGAATCGTGTACTTTTTCTTACGATCCATAAAGAGCCTAGTGGGCTCATCAGAGAAGTCAACGGCATTACCTGTCAGCAAGGCTTTCTCTAGATACAGACCATTCGGAGAGTTGATAAGAAGATAAATCTCTGAGTCAACAAACTCCGCTAGGAGAACCTCAGAATTCTTGTTTGCAAATTCCCACTTGAACCAAGCCTGCTGTTCACTAGTAGCGTTAACAAGAATAAATTTATAACAGTATACGATATTAGGGGTAGTAGAAGAGATAGCCGTAACTACGTTCTCCGTGGTGTTCCCAGAGAGTCTTGTGATGCCCTTAGGGATGTACGTAGGCACATGTGCGGCTACGTCTTCAGCATCCTTTAGGTCAGCTACGTCCTGCAAGGAGTAGTAACGCATCATAGAACAGTAGTTTACTCGATCATTTACAAAGAAGATCGAAGGGCCAATAGAGATAGGCTGGACGTTCGTGTCATAGTCAAAGTTAGTGATTTGGTCACACTTGACACTCTTAGGAGTCATGACGCCATCACTAGACAAGACAAACTGACCTTCACGGGAGAACAACATAAGCTCTCTAGCAAAGGGAACAGCATGAGTCAGGATGGCAACCTTATTCGAGGAGACAGAAACGTCAATAGGGTCAGTGTCTGCAATAGCCGCAGATGACTTAAACCAGAAATTAAAGAAGTCGTTGGTTGCACTAAGGATAATGGATTCATCCGATATTACCCCTAGGCGATTACGGTAGAAGAAGATGTCATTGATCTTCCTACCAATAAACGAAGGATCAGGATTAGTGTCTTCATTACCTGCACCTCTATCAACCCACGGGAGCTTCTTAAGAAGAAAACTTCCATCCTCCTGCCTAACAATAGCATGAGGCATATTCTTAGGGTTAATCTTAGTGGGAATCCTAGGTGCAACAGTTTCCTTCCACACCTTATGTTTGTCATCCCACTTTACATAGAAGTCATCATCTTCTGAATTCTTTTCCCCAGACACCTGCATGATGTAATCCTCAGGTGCAATCGGAGGGAGCTTATTAACAGCCGTAACCTTACCCATGTAGGCAATAGCGTTCTGGTTACCAAAGCCATCCTTAACTAGGACATTGGGAGGATCCCAACCAGACTTAGACTGAATCGTAATAACAGAGTCACCAACGAGGCCTACGGTATAAGAACTCATACTCGCACTAGACCTAGAGTAACCCATAGAGGCTCTACCACCGACCTGATTCAATAGGTCATCATAGGTTCCACCTACGTCAGGATTACCTCCGTCAGGTTTCTTACCTGTATTAAGAAGGGCATACAATGCTCTTGCAATAAAGGCAGTAGTAGTCTGAACAGCTTGCTTAGCTTCAGCACCATCAGGGGTAATAATGCCACACATATACTTGCCATCGACATAAATGGCGTAAGTCTTAGCATACTGGGCATTCTTTATGTACACTAGAGCAGTATCCTTTTTACCCGCAGGTGACGTGCCTTCTACAGCACCAACCTCCTTCTCAGTGTTCAAGACAAAGGTGTAGTCAGCAACAGTAACTGCCTTTAGTTTGCCCCTAGGGTCACTAGTGGTGATGTACTTTTTGGACTCGTCATCTTCAAACTTGCAAGTCTTAGGCACACCATTAAGATCAAAAATCTGGTATTCCCCAGACCCCATCTGGAGAATATACTTTTCCTGTTCGTCTCTATTGATTACATGATACTTCTTCTTTGTAGCATCAACACGGTCGGACAAACGCTTGACTGCAAGAGTCGGAGGTCTCTTTTGGAGACCCTCAACTTCATTAGGGAACCCGTTGATAAGCTCAGTTACCTGATCTGGGAATCTGATGATGTCAGGTTGTTGAGAGACACCACCTTTGAATGAATGAATGCTTTGAGATACTAGAGGCATGTTTAGCTCCTCTGAGTCTGCTGGCTAATGAACTGGTCATCATTGAGGATGTTGTAATTACCATCCGTCAGTTCATAGTCTACAATGTCTGCATAAGCCGCACTCTCTTCCAATTGAAGATGTGCATCAATATCAGCAGAGGTAAGGTACCTCATCTGAAAGACTCTACTGGCTCTAACAGTAATATACTTTCTGAAGACCTGAGGAAGCTCCTCAAAAGGAAGTTCCCTGACAAGTTCATCCAGAGTAATGCCTTCAGGGAACTCTAGAGCCCCTGAATCAAGATCATAAAAATAGCCTTCCCTGCTTACGAACTTATAGCTAGTAGAGACAGCCCTAAGGAAGTCTCTACCATAAGCAACTTTGTTAGTAAAAGAGTCAGGCTTCAAGGTAACACTGGCGAGAGTGTTAAAGCTGTAACCCCTAGACTGGATCTCTTGACTGACAGCCTTAAGGATTCTTACAGCATTCAGAACATCCACATTAGCATCATCCTCAAGAGAATTAACAGGACTAGAGCCTACGGATGACAAAATTTCATTTACTGCATCAAGTTCAGTGCTAGGAGTGACAATCATTATTCTTCCTTGTTGTTATTCTTTTCGACGGTTCTTCGAGGCTTAACAGGCTTTGCAGTTGCACTAAGGAGACCCAGTTTCTGAGCCTCCTCGGGGGTAAGCTGGTACCCCCACTTGTGCACCTGACAGAAGTAAGTAGTCTCGTAAGCCTTCTTTACTTCTTCAATGGTCATCTATTAAACCTGAGCTTCCTTAACAAAGACACCAACGGCTTCGGGACGGAGACCACCGTGACCCATAGCGTACTTAGCAATGATCTGGTCAGCCTGATACTCAGCACGGCGAGCACGTTCCATAGCAAGATCCTTAAGCTTCACCGTACCAACAGCGGAACGATGGAAGACAATACCCTGAAGCTTAGCGGCAGCAAACTTCGTATTGAGCTTATGCTTACCATCAACACCATCGTTGAGGAGGTGCGGGACTTCAATGACTTCAAAGCCGCAAATCGTCTGGAGCTTGCCCGTGTTCGGGTCAAAGAGAGCATGATAGTTAGCGGCATCGGGCATGAGAGCCTTCATCACAGCAGAGTAGCCTTCAGGCGTCAGAAGGCAATATCGGTCACCCTGCGGGACGTAGTTCTTCGTCATCTGAGCACGGGCCGCAAGGAGACCCTCAAGGATCTTATTGCCATACTCAGCTTCCTGCGTAATTTCAAGACCCGTAACGAACTCAAAAGCCTTACCCGTACCGAGAACCTTGTCAGCACCTTCACCATTGTCAGGAATATTACCGTCCTTGAACTTAGCGTCCTTAGCGGCCTCATTGGCAAGTTCATTGATAATAGCACAGTCAGCACCCATAGCGAGAGCTTCGCCGAGCTGACGGGAATACTCGACTCGAACGTCGTAATGGTTCATCGCATCGTCGATATCCGTGATAAGGCAGTCAGCCGTAAGGAGACCGTCGATAGCGATGACACGTTCATTGTGTTCCATCTCCTTACGCTGATCATCAAGGGAGCTACCCGGATCAAGATACTTAGCACGGGTACGGCCCATCACAGCGAACGAAGCACTCTTACCATGCGAGATCGTTCGAACCTGATGACGAGACATCATAACAGAGGTGCGGGAGAAAGCAGTCAGAACTTCACCCGTGAAAACCTTCATAAAGAGTGCATCACGTTCGCCCGCAGAGAGAGCCTGACCAGGATTAGAAATACCAGTAGCAGCAGGAGCAGCCATTTTTAATTATTTTCCTTTTGAAAAATTATAAGATTGTTGTTATTGAATAAAATTAGACGCTAGTGGCCCACATTCTCTGTTCGACCTGTCGGGTGTATTCAGGATCCCTGCCATAGCGCTTATCGCTCATAGCCTCGATCACTTCAGATTTGTTTGCAAACCCCTTAGGACGATTCACAGGAGTGGCCGTACCGCCATGAATAGACTTATTAGCGGTACCCATCTTGGAAGTCATCTTAGACTTCATGCCTTCAAGCATGAGGGAGACAGCTTCCAGATTATTGTTGTCGATTGCTCTGTTAAAGGAGTCAATCGTCTTCTGAGGGAGATTCTTGGATGCCCAATCGACAATACGATTGTACTCCTTAGTACCCCCTACGGAATCATAAACAGCTTCAGTGAAGCGAGATTCAAGAGCCTTTCGACTCTCAATGAAACCCTCGATAACCTCAGAAGGATAACCTGCCTTCTCAAGTTCAGCAACGGTTTCATCAGAGAGCTTACCACTCTCCTGATATTCTCGGACAGCCTTATTGAAGTCAACACCCTTTTCCTTAAGGGAGGTCTTCACGGCATCAATAGCCTTTTCGTGCTTGTCTACTTCTTCCTGAAGATTCTCTTGATCTTCATTTCGATCATGAACAGCCACATCATCAGCGTGGCCTTCAGTTCCATTAGCTTGTTCTTCATTATGTTCTTCCCCCGACTTTTCGTTCTGAAGAAGGGGGTCTCCAATATCAGGGTCAACCTCAATCTGAGTCGTAGAAGACTCCATGATCTCGATACCCTGTGCTTCAGCCTCCTCAGTAAGAGACTGAGGTTCATTAAAGTCATTCATTAGTTATCCTTTAGTTATTCAGGTGCCTGCTGTGCTAGTGTTCTAGCTGTGCTTCATTGACAGCCATCTGTGCACCTGCGTCAATACCCTGTTGCTGGGCGTATTGTTCCATAGCGGCCTGTTGTTCTGCCTGAAGTTCCTCAGGAGTCTTCACTAGACCCGTAGCATCAATATGAGCCGCCGCAAAAATCCTAGTAGCAAGATTACCAACGTTGAGAGCCTGTAGAAACTCAGGGAACTGTTGCATCAACTGCAAAGCCTGAGCTAGATTGTTAAGATCCTGTCCTCTACCAAGAGCATCAATACCCGTGATGATGGAGGGCTCAATCTCTGCAATACTCTCGTCAACCACAGGGAGCAAACCCTGAGATTGCATCTGATTGTAGACGCAGGCAACAAGAGGAAGCTGTAGCTCCTGAGAAAGGAGAGAATAGACACCACCTAGGGTATCCTCTAGCTCACCCGCAACGTACCTAATCTCTTCTGCGGTAACTCTGTCTCTACCCATAGCACCACTCTGGACTGCAGAGTTCAAGAGGAACGCATAAGACAAACGAGACTCAATCTGTTGAGCAGTAGTGAGTACCGTCTGCATGTCCATGCTCTTATTGAGTTGCATGGGAACAACGTCCTCCATACGACCTCTAACAAAAGCACCGTTCGCCGCCTTAGCCAAAGCCCTGATGTTAGTCTGACAAGCAGGAGACACGAGATAGAGAACCTTAGAGGCAATCATGGAGATATCCACAATGCTCTTAGAGAGATTCTCAAGAGAGATAAGGTCGCCAAGGTAATCCTCAACAAAGGATCTACCGTAGTGTTCCCCGTCCTTCTTATTGAATCTAAGGGGAATCCAAGGACTCTTGTTTGCAGGATAAGTCTGTTCACTACCTGCAACAGGTTCACCCTCAATCTCCTGATAGGATTCCCACTGATAGGTGTCTCCACTAGCCACACGGTAAATGTGAGTATAGATGTCTACCTTTTCGTTGATAGTCGGTTCACCAGAATCGGGAAGAACAGACTGCATGGAATCAGGGAGACTCCCACGGGAAACAGTATCCTTAGCAACAATCTGAAGGACATTGCCAATGGTGTCTCTCTGAACAGCGTACTCACGAAGAGTGTAGCACCTCATACCACCTTCAGCAGGGGGAAGGAACAGAAGTGCATTGCCTGCAATGATAAGTTGCTTAATAGCTTCAAACAGAGTCGGTCTAAGAGACTGAGACTCCATGTACTTAATCATCTGTTGTTCCATCATGGACAAACCGTATTCGATATTGTCCTTCAGCTGGTCATCAGCAGACTCATTAAGAGCTACCGTAGACTCCGAGTCCAACCCCAGTCTAAAGAAAGGTTGATTAGGAGGCAACAGAGAAAGAAGAAGTTTAGAGGCAAGATTATTAAGACCCCTAGCACCCACAGAATTGTAAGGAGTGGAATAGTTAGTACCACCATCATCAGACTCCTTAGGAAAGAGCATAGGGATCGTATAGATCGCACACTTCTCTGCTCTCTGTGTGTATGGGTCTCTGTCTGTCGTGAGTTTGTCATAGGTCGTCTTAGCTCCTTCAAGAGGGATATTTCCTGCGGTATGTTCACTAGTTGCCATTCCAACCGTCCCACCCATCATTCAACGATTGATTACCAACCATCATAACCCTCCATGTTAGACAAGGTTACGGCCTGCACCTGCAGACACATCAGCATTCCCTGCCTTCTTAATTCTAAGACCCTTCTTACCCTTACGAAGCTGAACCTTTTCGGTTTCTTCCTTCTTCTCAGCTTCACCCTCAGGGTTCGTAAGCTCAAGCTCAGGAGCAGGCGTAGGAGCCTCAGGGGCACTCTGACCACTGTTGCCTCTACCAGTCACCTTATGGACAACCTTCTTAAAGGCCTTCTTAATACCACTAAAAAGTCCCATTAAATTTCCTTGTAAAAAGTTTTGTACGAAGAGTAACCCAAGTGTTTCTCATAGGTATTTTCCAACATCTTGTTGTTGAGCGTATTAGCATTAGAGAAGGCCAGGAGTCTTACGTTAGTACATGCCCTATTTTCAAGAGCATAAGCCATTGCTCTAGACAACCCCAAACCCTTTTGGAAAGCTACAGTGCACTCTTCATTTAAAAAAGTTACTCCCTCAGGTGCATACCAAGGTCTCCCCCTAGACACTAGGGATGCACCCGAGAGAGCATTTTCTTTGTTATAGAAAACAAGGATGATGAAGTCTTCAAATTCACCACTAATGACACCCTTAAGAAACTTACGCACTACCTTTACGTCAGCATATTTCTTAATGAAAGGGAGGGAGTCAGGGTCATCTTTGATGATCTTCGCACCCTTGTCGATGATCTGTTCTAGGATGTCTCCATCATTAGGTTGCAAGACACCAATCCTAGACACGTTACTTAGGGATGTTAGTCCCTCTGCCAGAACCCACATAGTCAATCCTCAGAGCCTTCTTGCCCTTGTTCTTCTTGTGCTCTGCAGTTTCTTCAGCACCCATTTCAGGAGCCTCAGGTTCGAGCACAGGTTGCTCAATGGCAGGAGCCTGAACCTTAACTTCGGGAGCCTTAGGTTTACTAAAGAGTCCACCCATTAATTATCTCCATTCTGTTTATTGTGTTTATGCCTAAGGTAGGTAACAACCTGTTGAATGCCTAGAAGAGTCTCATTACTCTTTTCATACCAAATCATCTTTCGAATGTCAAAGACATCCTCAAGTTTCTCAATGAGATCCTTAGGAACGTAAGGAAACTCTTCTTCCTCAACAACGTTGTTTTCTTCTACTTCTTTGTTCATGTCTTCCTCCTACCTAGGACTATTGATTTAATTAAAAATAGCCCTAGGGGTATTAGTATTGATTAAAAGGGGTTGTACTTCTTGGGCAAGCCCTCAGATTCACATAAAGGGTAATCTTCATAGTGCAAGATTCTAGCCATTGTTGCCTCTATAATGGCATCCTCTTCAGTAAGACCCTGAGACTTGAAGGCTTTCAAAACCTCAGGCCACCATTCAGAATCAGGATGTCCATTAAGGAGCTTATTGGCTTTCACAGGGCCATAAGTGGGGCATCCCTTATAGCCGTCTGTAACGTCCCCCACTAGTGTCTGATAGCACAGCCATTTCTTGGAGTCCTTCTCAGTGATGTTATGCAAGACATCATTACCGAAATCATAGAAGTAACCGGGGATTGTCTTGAAATCCTTGTCCATAGACACTGCAACACAAATATCTTTATAGACAGGGCTAGTGCAGTAGATACCCACAACATCATCAGCTTCAAGATACTTGACTGTATAAGAAGTGTATGTTTTTTTAATCTTGTCTACAAGACCTTTGTAACAACAAGGTTTACGATTAGATCGCCTATTGGACTTATAGTCAGGATTGTAGGTTTTCCTAAAGTTATCCTCATCGGAGAAACAGAATACATAGGTAATCTCTTCACCAACAAAATGCTTATTCAGCTTCTCATCAATAGCAATAAGCATGTCGGTAAAGTAATCCCATGCGTCATCTACTTCAGCATGACAAGTCCAAAGACCATCCCCCCAGTCGATATCCTTCTGGACAGCAGAGGATGCCTTAAAGGCTAGGATATCACCGTCTACAAAAGCATATCTCATTATTCACAAGCCTTAAGAATAGCATACGCCTTACAAGTGAGCTTCCAATAATTAGTGGCCTCGCTATAGTAATTAAGGCAAGTAATGTGGCCCCTAGAGGCCGCCTCGGCAATCAGCTTTGCATTCTCACGACAGAAGTCCGCCTGAAATTTCGGATTGTTCTGGTCAATATACTTAAGAAAGTTAAGATACTTATTCATTTTCTTTCTGAGGCCCCTCATAGTAAACACTCTCTTCTTCCCAATCAACTTCATAACCAAGACGTTCAAGAATCTCATAAAAGATTTCTTTGTCAGTCCAGTCTTCATAGAGTTTACAGGGATTTGGAACGTGCTTAAAAAGCAGTTTACCGTTCAATCGAACTTCGGCACCGCCTGCGAACCCATAAACGGGATCCGTCTTATAGAGCCACTTAATGTCAACAACACTCTTTTTGTTGGTCTTACACAAAGCCATTACCTCCTTAGGTTCATTCTTCTTAAGAACCCTTTCAATCTCTTCATCAGTCATAGGTCTACGAATCATAACCACTCCTTAGTGACAATCGAACCAGTTGGTACCAATCTTACCTTCGGTGTCCAACTGGCAGTTAAACTTAAAGAACTCCTGAGTTTGCCGCATGGATTCCTGTGCAATCCTTACGCAGTCCTCTGCGATTTCCTTTGTGCGACAGGCAATTTGGGTCTCATCGTGCACCCATGCCATCATGGCAAAATCACCGTCCCAACCGTGCTTGTAGCCTGCTTTACGCATATTCTCCTCAACAAGACACACCCATTTCTTGCAGATAAGGGCACCTGCAGATTGCAACAGGGTATTCAGAGCCGAGTGAGGGCTTCGCACATAAACAACGCGACGATCAAGCCCAAGAATACTGTGAGTAATACTAAGATTACTGTTATCAGGGTGAGCACGTTTCCTCCAAGTTACCTTATTGACTCCTCCGACCCATTCAGAGGATGTAATGAGAGTCCTTTCAATATCTGAACAGAGTTCCTTATAGGCAGGTACTGCATTAAAGAACCTCTCCTTAAGAGCCTTACCGTCCTTTGCAGTGCCGTTGATGACTTCTCCGAGCTTACCGTCGCCACCACCGTACATCATACAGTAGATCATAGTCTTCGCTTGATCTCTTGTAGGCAACCCTGCCATCTTCTGATTATGAGTATGAATGTCACCATTCAAGATCTCATTTACGTATTCCCCATGGTCATAAGGGTAGAGAAAATGAGCAAAGCACCTAAGCTCAAGACCTGAAGCGTCGATGCCCGCCTCATACCATCCAGTAGGGACTCTAAAAAGAGACCTACATTCCTCCCCATAAGGAGAGCGTCCTGCAGGTACCTGTGCAACATTAGGATAAGCATGAGTTGCACGACCAGTGACAGCCCCATTAGGATTAACAGAACCGTGAATGCGAGTGTAACCATCAGGATCCTCCTTCATCAACTTTAGCCACGCATTGTCACCCTCAGCAAGCTGTGCAATACGCTTGTTAATAAGCAAATACTCCAAGATGTCCTCAGTAATGTCAATACCCTTAGCAGTCTTCAGAGTCTCTTCGTCAACCTTAGGGGCACCCGTAGGAGTCATTTCGGTGGGCTCCCAGCCTCGATCCATGAGAACCTTAGCAATGTGTTGGCGACTATTGGGGTTAAAGGTCACCTCTTCATACTGAGGGTACGGGACACCTGCCTTAATGCCACGCTTAGTGTTATCTCGCTTGTAGACCTTGTCTCCCTTATAGACAGTCCAAGAACCACCTTTTGAAACAAGGTTCTCATAAAGAACTTGTCGCTTACCTGCCAATTCGGAATAGAGTTTGATTGCTTGATCTTTATCAAAGACAAACCCATTGCGTTCTTGCTTAGCCATCACCCAAGCAATGTCATGCTCAAGTTGGATAGCCTTCAGGGGATACCCCTTAGCCATCAGCTTATTGAAGAGCTTAAGGGTAACCACAACGTCCTGCTTGTTGTACTCATACATCTCATGAGTGAACTTGTCCCATGCGTCCTCATGTTCGCCATAGGTGCCCTTCAGTTCACCCATACGATAACCATAAGCCTTCAAGCTGTGGGAACCATAGAGAGCCTTAGGGAGCTTTCCAGAACGCATAAGGCCAACGTCAGTGTCCTTGATGTTCGAGTAGATCAGACGAGCAAGAACAAGAGTGTCAATACAGACATCTCGAACATCAAACTCAAACCTCTCACCCTTGAGCTTCTTAAGAGCAGGGATGTCGAATTTGCAGATATTGTGACCGACGATGTTGTATCCACTAGTACCATACTTATTCAGGGCATCAAAGAACTCATCAAGATCAGTATAGCCAGTGTACAAATCAGTATAGGAGTCGTACAGCCAACCACACCAAAACCTCTTGGTCGTATCAAGCAACCCATCAGTTTCAATATCGAATACAATATATTTGTCTTTAATTGTCAGCATTTTCTATTCCTTAAATAGCTTTGCTTATTTCTTATTGCTAAAAGATCCTACAGGAACACCAAAAGGAAAGCTCCTGTAATAGAGATCACCCACATGGCAATCACGTAGACTTTGAATACCAGAAAGCTGAGGTCTCTGTACTCAGCAGAATGCTCATACTCAGCGGCTAGAAGCACAGGGGCAATAGGAAGTAACAGGAGTGTCCAAAAGCATGAGAGGACACGATCCACAAGAGACATGTCCTTGTCGTAATACCAGAAAGTAAGCGGGGAAATAAACTCTTTAAAACTCATTATCAAAACTCCGATTCAAAGGGGCAATCTTCAGACCCCTGTGGGCAATCCTTGAGTCTACCTGTTTCAGGGTCATACTCAAGGTAACCACTAACACCAGTCAGGCCGCAAAAGCGATTCTTTAATACGCGAAGAGTCAACACATTAGGATTATCACCCTGTTGGTTTCTCTCAAGGCCGATCACCATGTCAGAGAGCTGTGCAATAGCTCCAGAGCCTCTAAGTTGACTAAGGGATACCTGTGCCCCCTCTTCGTGTCCCTTCTTCTCAGGACGCTTAAGGTGAGACACTACGAACATGGTAGCTCCAGTCTCTTCCACAAGGGAACGAAGGTTTGTCATGAGCTTGTCAATAGCTTTACGCTCACCGCCATCCTCATCGGCATCCATGCCAGAGACCACAATGGAGATATGGTCAAGGAAGATACGCTTGCATCCTAGGGACACAATCATGTACCTAAGTTTGCTAAGCAGATTACCTGAATCAAGAGACCCAAAGTGGTCGTACAGGAAGAAGTTTCCGTTCCCAATAGTCTCCGAAAAAGCTCGGCTTCGCTCGTCTTCATCTGCACTTTCAGGATTGAGTATGAGTCGCTTGCTGAGATGAATTGACATGAGTTCCATCCCAGTTTTGCGAGTAGATTCTTCAAGAGCAACAATTCCGCATAGTTCTCCCCTGTGAACGCCAAAGTAGTATTCGAGTTCTCTGAGAATTGTGGACTTGCCCATACCACTTCCACTTGTGAAGACATACAGTTCACCATGTCTAGCTCCTTTAGTTTTGTTCTGAAGAGCAACCCAAGGGTACTCCACAGAATCCTTAAGGTCATCAATGTCGGTTACGCACTTCTCATACAAGTCCGTACCAGCAACAATCCCATCAGGTCTATAAGGCTTGGCATTCCAAACAGCCTGAATAACATCACTGCCTTTGCCCTCAAGTAGGCACTCATTGGGATCTTTCAAAGGAAGGTTAGCAATGAACGCCTTACCTGCAGGCAACACCTTGGCACACTCTTCACAAGCCTTACGACCAGGTTCATCCATGTCAAACATGAGAACCACTTCTTCAAACTTGTCAAGGTACTCAAGGTTATCTTCAATAGCCTTCTTAGCCGCTTGAGCCCCATTAGGGATGCTCACAACAGGCCACTTGTTAGACTGAAGCTGACTCACAGTAAGGCAGTCAATCTCGCCCTCGGTGATCACAATCTTCTTACCAGAAGACCACAACTGAGAACCAAAGAGTCGATTAGAGATCTTGCCAAGGACTGCAAAAGTCTTATCAGGAAACCTAAGTTTCTGACCTACGATGTTACCGTTGTCATCATAGTAGTTGGCTACTTGACAGGGAGTTCCCTTGTAGTAACCCACCATATACTTGAACTTAGAACAGGTGTCCTGACTGATCTTCCTTGCAGTCAGGTAAGACACATCAAGATCATCAAGAGGAATACATTCCTTACACATAGCACTCTCCTTTTTCTTCTGGATTACTTCCCCATCAGCTCTAAAATACGAATTACAAGAAAAACAATACCTATGGCCATCACTAAAGACTCCACAGGCGTCAGAGGAGCCACACTTAGGACAAGGTTCATGATAAAGAAACGTACCCTCTTGATTCATCTTTTAATAACCCAATTTAAAACGAAGGCTCTCCCAACCGTACAGGTTTCTATGGTACCGCATGTCTCCTGCCCAAATACAGGGGTGCTCCATGGGTGACATATGACCTGCGTCAAGGAGCCTTCGTGCCAGCTTCTTGTCCTTGCGTTCGTCAGGACAAGAGCCGTCATGGTTGTTGTAAGACACTCTCGCACAGCGTGCAGAGGAAATAAGCATGAGATCGTTAATGAGGACTTCAGAAGAACTAAACGATTCCATGCAGTGTCTGTCTACTTCCTCTTGGGTGATAAAGGGAAGACTAACATACTTCCCACAAATATGGTAGACACTAATGATAGTATTGCCTACCTTGTCCATCTCACCCTTAATGGCCCTTGCAAGATCCTGCATCTCAGGCTGTGCATCACTGGCAAGCCTAAGATGCAGGAAGTTCTCCCATTCAGTAGCAGTAACAATCACGTTAATGTACTGGAAGGGTTCAAGGATTCTATTGACGTGTTGCTTATGGACACCAAGAGCAACCATGGATTCCGCAACAGCTACTGCATTGTCTACAGCTTTAAGCCATAGATCCTTAAAAGACTTATAGGTATCCTCAGAAGCCTCAACAGTACCAACCATGCCAGATTGATTCATGTAGACGTTAGAAGGGATAAAGGGGTCATTGCGCACCTGTTGGATAACCTTAGCTACAGGGATTGCACGGGAGCTACTAGCATTGCGACTGAAGACCCTGTGGGTCATGAATTCACTATGGATCATCCTAGGATACCTAAGGACGAACGTATAGAGATTATCCTGATGGCAGATGCAAAGGGCTTCGCTTTCCCCAACTTTAGTAGTCATTATCTTCCTCATCATAGTCGTCATCTTCATCCTCATCGTCTTCATCATCAAGGGACTCAAGATATTCCTGGTACTCGTCTTCCCAACGAGCTTCCCAATCAGATTCCATTCGATCAAGTTCCTTCTGAGTCTGCATAATTGCCTCTCTTTTAAAAAAATAAATGGTACCCTAGGAGGGAATCGAACCCTCACGAGCCTTGCTTCTCCACTGATTCTAATTCAGTTGCGTATACCATTTCGCCACTAGGGTATTTTTCTGTGGGGTAACCGTTGCCCCTTCGGATCTATTTCGGTAGACATCCTATTCGGGAGCTACCCGACCTCCTAAGAGCCGCAGGACTTCCTCACTTCTCCTATGATGAGAGGAGTACAATCAAACAGCGTATTTGGTCTCTCCTACAGGATTCGAACCTGTGACCGTATGCTTAGAAGGCATATGCTCTATCCAACTGAGCTAAGGAGAGTTTTGTTCTTTGTGAATGTTGATTATTGCTTCAAGTCGTCTATTGGTGTCTCTGAGTATCTTAACACCTTCCCCGTGTAGTTCTGCACCTTCTGACAGTAGGTTTCTACACTGGATGATTGACTCTGCATAAGCTCTATCGGTATGTTGCATGATGGCTTTGTTTCCTGCATTGATGTTGTACTGCAGGCGGTTAATCCGCTTATCAATAGCAGATTGCACAGCATCAGCGGTAGCCATGTCTTTAAGAAGTAAGTTAATCGTCGCATCCTTTCTTTCCTGTAGAGACTTTAGTTCCGTTAAGTGAGTCCGTTGTTCCTCTAGGAGAATCTCTTGATTTCTTTTTTCCTCAATAGATTCACCTAGAGCCAGTCCTAGAATGAATGCAAGGATAACCATAAGAGCTTTCACATACTGCATACTCTCTCCCTAGGAGTATTGATTTTATTCAATACGGACAACATCCCCTTCTTCAGGGTCTCCATTAAAGTCCTTAAAGACACCCTTGGAGAAGACTACCTTACTCCAGAACGCCTCAGTATTTTCATACCTAGCAAACTTAGCGCCCTTATACCATCCCTTAACATCAAAGCAAGGGCAGTCTTTGTTGACGCCTGCAAAATCTCTGTGACCAAGCACAACGACTTCATCTTTATAGTAACCTCTAAGGTAATCCAGTAGACACTTAAGAGACTCCTTCTGCTCCTCTGTAAAGTTGTCTACAGACTTGCCCTTAGCATCCACACCACCAATGAGGCAGATACCAACAGAACAGCTGTTGTAACCCTTTACATGGGAACCAATGGCCTCTAGGGGCCTGCCTCTCTGGATGGTACCGTCAGTAAGAATTACAAAATGATAACCGATACCCAACCACCCCTGCTGTCTGTGCATCTGGTCAATGGTTTTCCACGTAAAAGATGGCACATTCTGAGTGGCAGAGCAGTGAACGACAAGATATTTAGTAGTCTCTCTATTCTTATAAGAGACAAAAGATTTATGCTCCTCAATCTTTGGAGCCTTGAAAGAAACCATATTTTAATTAACCTTTATTAAAAAGAATACCTTCAGGGATTACCTTGGGATCCTCTTTGATCCATTCAAGGGGGATTGTTTTGTCTGAATACTTGATCCCATTCTTTTCACAAAAGGAAGCGTAAGTTGTTTTGCTTCCTTTGTAAATAGGGGTTTTGGATCTACTAAAGACAAATCGAATGTCCAACTCGGGGTGTTGAGCCTTAATTAAAATATGTTTCTTCCTATCTTCAGAATCCCATACACCTTTAGTTTCTATGAGAATCCCATTAGGCAAGACGAAGTCAGGAGTATATTTGTGCTTACTTTCGGGCACAATATACTCCAGATACTTCTCCTCATAATGAGGCTCAATGCCGAAGGCCCTGAGGGAGTCTGAGACTTTCTCCTCAAGGCCACTTCGGTAAGTTCCCCTGTTGTGCATCCTCTTTTTGCTATAGGCCGCACTACGGGTAGTCATTTATTCCTCTTCATGCTCCTTAAGCAGGTTGCTACGAGAAGGGAGCATAACCTTACATTCTTCAGAAAACTCATTGCTATGGATGTCATATACACTACTATGACCATTTACACGAATGAAGTAGTCATCGTCCTGACAACTAAGAATCTGACCAACCAGTAGGTCGGGACGACAGAAGCACTCTGAGGCTTCATAATCACCCTTAAACATGACAAGGACGCAGGCACCCTCAACACCACTAAGATCCTTGCTAAAGAATTCCTCAAGTCTGTAAGGCTTATCGTACTCGACACCTTCTGCGTCTTCAAAGATAAGATCCTCACACTTGACACTGAACGTGAACGAGTAGGGCATCACTTCATAGATGAACTTAGCGTCATAGAAGGCGGTGTTGGCCCTGAAGTAACTCGGGTTAGCACCAGACACGGAGCAATAGAAGTCACTTGGTGCCCTACCTTCTTTTTCAACGTACCAGTTGTAATGCTCAATTGCGGCATTAAGAGCCTTTTCAAGACCTTCGTCAGTAAGGAGGAGGCCGAGCCCGTTACGCAGATTAGAACCGAAAGTAAACTTAGTCATTTAGAAATCTCCAGGAACGTCGTCGTCAACATCTTCAAAGCTCTTATAGGAATCCTCGTGCTCCTCGCCGGTATATCCTTCTTCTTCTTCAAAGCCATAAGAGGACGCAGAGGAATCACCGAACTCATTCAGAGAGATAACCTGAACTGCGAGAAGTCGCAGGGAAAGCCCACAGGTACGCGTAGAGGGCATGTAATACGGGTTGGCACTGAAGCACACCTTGATGACACTGTCTCGACCGATGTTGACATCAAGGGGCTTACCCTTAGAGTCAAACTGGCGGATCTTGACGGTAATCTTAGAACCATCCTTCTTCGTAATGACCGCCTTCTGCTTGAACTTCATCACAATGCGGCCTTCTTCATCCTTTTCATAGATGTCCTGAGTCACCACCTTGCGGCCCTTTGCAATGGCCTGCTTGACGTTGTCGTCATTCTCATAGAAGTCCTCAAGGATTGCTTCGAGCTTAGACACGAGGGCGTTAGTCTTCTCATCATCTTCCATGACAAGATTGACTTTGTAGTCACCCTCAGGATTGAACTTAGTGTCCGGGGTCTTGAGAGCGGGATACTGTGCGAGACCCTTGGGGGTAGTGAAACGATTGTTGTTGATAGACATTTAATTACTTCCTTGTTTGTTGCTAGCGAGCTAGCTGTTTAACCTAGGGAGACTTGGTTACTCTCCCTAGGAGTATTGATTTTATTAGCTGGGGTTTGTTTAACCTAGGGAGGCTTTGTTACTCTCCCTAGGAGTATTGATTTTATTAGCTGGGGTTAGCTAAAGGCGTACATGGACTCCTTGACTCGCTCAAGATCAAGATTTCCCTTTGTGGGAATCTTAGGGAGCTTGTCGACCATCTTAGGAGACAAAAGGTTTTCAATGTGGTCATGAAGATCCTGCAGAACATCATTGTTGCTGTAGGTATCTACAAACACTTCCCTAACGGTCGTGAACATGATGTCACCATGTCCTGCAGGTGCCCCATAGGAGTCATGAATCATCGCAAAGGACTTAACCCCCTTGTCGACACAAGAGCACACAGTAAGCATCAAGTGGGACGCATCCATGCTATGGACATAGTTGGGTGCAATACCCTGCTTCTGCTTTCGAGTGTCAATATCGGGGGTGCTTTCGTACACCACGGGATTGATGGAGGCACCTCCCTCAATCTGACTGTCTTCCTTGAATGGCTCCTTGACTCGAATGGTTCCAGTAGTAAACGTCCTGAGTTGCTTGAGCACAACCTTGTTGTACTTCTGTTTTACAGGGAATCCCGCAGGGGTAATCCAATAGGTAGGCAGGGATTGGCCGTTAATGTCCTTGTCCTGAGCGAGCAAGCCGCTTGCAACCTGAAGCCAACCCATTGCCTCCACAGCTTTCACAACGACACCCTGCAGGGCCTCCCAAATCAGTCCAGCCATGTACCTAGCGGACTGGCTAGGACGACTAAAGGCCGTGGGATTCTTTGCAAGAGCGGGGTAAATAGTATCTTCCAACACCTGCTCAGCAAAACCAAATTTACTAGAGCCATAGCAAAGGGTCATGGTGCTTCGCTTAGTCACCTTACGGGTAACGCCGTGCTTGAGCCATTCCGTGGCCATACTGCGGGTACCCTTCTTAAGGTAATCGTCACCGTCCTCAGTTTTAGCCATAGTGTCATCGGTGCCGTTGTCATAGTCCTTTTTGAGGAGTTCAGTGACCTTGTTAGCAACGATGCCATAGATGTCGTGCACCTTGTCGTCAGGCATGAGGTTGACGGCTTCTCCACCAACTTCATCCCGAAGCATCGCAGAGAAATGCTGTAAGCCAGAGCAGGAGCCATCGAATGCAATCGGGAGGTGAGACACATACGAGTCGCCCTTATCCAGATAGTCCGCCCATTCAAAGCAGAACGCAAGGAATTCCCAAGGGGAATCCGTCTCAGTCCATCGGAGATCCTGCAAGGGATCCTTGGCAATCGACAGAATCATTTCGGTGTTGCTATAGACCCATGCAATACGCTCTTCAAAGGGTTTCTTGTCAAGGCCGTAGCAGTTTGCACCCTGAAAGGCCAGCCACGTGTGCCCATTCTCTCCCAGAGGCACCCCTTCGGCAAACTCAATGAGAGCTTTAGTAAAGTCATTGCCCTGCGGACTCAACTGAGTCAATGGGTAGACACGGCCACGGAAGTCCAAATTATGGGGGAAATAGATTTCCATGTCGTCCTTGTAGGTGTTAGCCAGTGCGAGGACACCATTGACAAGGTAACGCTTGCTCTTACGCTTATTGTCGTCCTGATAGTAGTGCACCATAGCACTACGCCAATCACGTTGTACCTCCTCGTTAGTGTCTGCCTCTACAGGCCTCATAGGCGGCTCTGCAGGGGTCGCAGAGGGCATCTCAAGGCCCTCAGGAATGTGAGCCCATGAGCACACCTCATTGGCCACGTCAAGCACCCTACGGTTGATTCGCCAAGCCGTAGACTGGATGGCATTGACAGCCTTATAGACGTTGGGCATGTCAACCTCATCGTAGAGCTGTGCACACTCCTTAGAGGGCATTCTGACGAGCTGGATAGGTTTCTTAAGGTTGATAAGGTAACCACCATCAAAAGGGGTAGTCCACGGCTTAGGCGGGATCACCATGGGCCTATTTTGGAACATGAGACTAGCAGTCTCCTTATCCTCGTGCTCCAAATACGTCAACACATCAGGGTCAAGACAGAAAATGTAATGTACGTTTTTGTTGTCACTCATGGTTTTCTCAAGGGCGCCTAGACCGGTAGACACGATGAAAATGTCTACCAACTTAAGACCTACTTGAACCCTGTTAGCATTACCCCACTTGTTCCATCTCTTGAGTCTCTTTTCGTCTGCTAGGAGCTTTTCTTTGTTTTCGACATAGCGCTTTTTGAACTGCATGGAAATACGCTTATCAAGCCCTGCATTGAACCTGCTAAGCTCTTTCTTATCCATGGTGCTCACTACCATCTTGAATCGAAGTTCATCCTCAATAGCTTCACCAATTGCAGAGGACAATTTGGTTAAAGACACGATTCCAAGGGAATTTTCAATGATGGTTCTAATGGATATGAATGCGATTTCTTCGGACGACAAGGACCGAATGAGGGATGCCATCACATGACGCTTACCGGGCTTTCCAGTATCAACATCCTTGAACCATTTATCAAGGGCCTTAGTCATGACAGGGATGGCTTCACTGATAAGGACTCTAGAGGCACCCATATTGCCAAGAGCACCGCTTTCAATGGCCTTATTACGCTTAGACATGAAAGCATTGAAGGCATTTTCCTTGCTTTCAAGTTCTAATTCAATTTCCCTGTCTACACGGGCTTTGCCGTATTTAAGACAAAGCCCATCATATTCATTTTCACCATCAATTCTAAAACTATTCAATTTATCATAAGACATAGGGGTTACCTTTAGTTATATCTATAGATCTTTTATACTCTTTTATATAGGGTTATATAGGTGATGATGTAGGATATTACCCATAGTTAAACTATAGACCCCTGTGGTTTCCTTAGGTTTCCTTAGGAGTCTATAGCCTCTTTCACACTCTCCCTAGGAGTATGGATTTTATTAAATCCTCGTGTCTACTCTAACCATTGATTTTACCTTTTTCGATGTACTCACCGTTGACCTCGATGGTACCGAATTCTTCGAAAGTAAACAGCCAGTCGGAATATGTCAGATATTTGTTTCTGTCTTTCTCTGCGGATTCACCCTCTTTGCGTCCTGCTCTGAACGCATATTTAATCATATTGCCCTTAAGGAATCCAATGAATTCCTCATGAGATAATACATTGAGCATCAATTCAATAGGCTGGACAGCTCCCATGTAATGGGTACTAGTTTCAGGCTTTCCACTGTTAATTTCTTCCATTTTGTCTCCTTTAGTAATAGATTCCCATAAGTTTGCAAATAAAGACAAACAGGGGAAAGATTCCAAGAATGATTGCAATTCCAATGAATACAATCAGGTATTCTTTAAGATTAAGCATTCTTTTCAATCTCCTTAATGTGGTTATTCCACATGGTCAAAACTACATTCATAACGGAACCGTGCATTGAAGCATTTCCAATGAGTTCCATAGAGCCCCCTTTCTTGAACTTGTACAACTTGCCCTCTACATCCTCACCACCTGAATATTTACCGGTGAAAGTGTAGATAGACTCGCAGTCCGTAAAGGTGACTGCATACGCCCCATCCTTCCAGCGATAGAAGAGAATAGAGGCTACGTCAGAGCGTTCGATGATGGTGGTGGTGCGAGTATACATGTTATCTCCTATGGACGCCCCTAGGGCTTTCTATGGCTTTCCTAGGGGCATTGTTTATGGTTAGTGTTAGGCTCTCTTGATCTGGATTACCCTACGGGCCTTTCCTTTGCTCTGACCATGGACTTCAAAGATTACCACGGCCTCCCTGTCTCGTGAGCAAAGACGGCATTCCTTGCAGGTGATTCCCTTTGTTTGTGCGGGGCACTGAACTGCGGGGATGCCTTTAGCCTTGAGGGCCGCAATGTCCGCCTCAGGATAGATGCTCGTGAGGACTACATTGAGACCGTATTCCTTTTCGGTGATGGCTTCGTCGACAGTCTCACATGAAATGTTGACAAGCATGTAGTCCTGCATCAGTCTCATGGAACCCCTGTCATAGAAGTCGTAGTCACAATGGGTATACGTGAAGGCCTTGATGTGCTTAGAGGAGCCCGCAACCTTCAGCCGATAGTTGGCCGTCATAATGGCAGACACAATACTAAGATAGCTTGCAAGGTCAAACTTATCCGTACCAACTACAGCCATATCACCCGCAATGTTGTGCCTGAAAAGCACTTCGTTTCTGTCTCCTTTGTCCAACCACAGGGCACCCGTGAGGGCATTCGCCAAGTCATCCTGACAGCCAATGAATCGGTTGTCTTCACGATTGTCTGCCCTCTCCCACACCTTAGAGGTGCGGATATTCTTTGCATAGCAACTGCCGTCCTTGAAGGGGCAGGAGACAGGACAGGAGGACGGAGACGAATAGGACTGGATGATATTTCATGTCTTGGCATTCTGGGACTCGGGAAGAAGAATCATATT